GGGTAGAACAGACACAGAAAAAGGTGCCGAGAAATCCAATTTCATACGCAACAGTCAGAAAGCAGAACGTAGCCGTCTACTTGGCGAAATCACCGCTTCGCAACAGAAGATTGCTATTCTTAATACACTGAGAGGGCACCGATTGCGAACGAGCTTAGAAAGGCGGAGTCAGATTTTGGGCCGATAAAATATATTGCAGAGTTAATCTATGGTTCTGGTGACAGAGATGTGATTGACAAAGCAGTTCGTCTAGTCATAATGTTAATTATGATTGTGTTTGACCCATTAGCAGTATTACTTTTAATTGCCGCTAATCGTTCTATCAAAGAACAATATGATGAGATGTCAGTTAAAAAATGGTTTAAAAAAGAAGAACCTAAAGAAAAACAAAAATCAACAATCGTTGTAAACGAGGTAACGCCCAACATAGCAACACCTACGTTGTCAACAGTTCAAGTGGATAAGGAGAATATAGCAAATATAGCATCACCTGGAGTCGCATCGACTACATATGATTATTCAGTTCCTTTTGCCTTTGAAAAGGCGAAAGATATAGCAAGTGGTAAGTTTTAATAGGAGAACATTATGGGAAAAGCGTTAGAGAAAGCAACAATTAGCGAGAAGTTGGCAAAAGTAAATGATAGTTTTACTGTCAACATGTATGACAATGGTTTTATGTTTGAAATCTCTGGTCGTGATGATACAGATGATTGGAAAAGCGCAAAGATTGTTGTGAACACAATTGAAGACCTAGTAGACTTAATCAATGAGGCACAAACTCTACCAAGAGATTAATATATGAGTATACTTGAGAAGTTAAAGAAGAACACCAGTATCAAGGAATCTGCTGTTCTTTCTAAATCTAAGTTCTTCACAGAGAAGGACATGATTCCTACTTCAATTCCTATCATCAACGTTGCACTTAGCGGTGCACTTGATGGTGGGTTAACACCAGGTCTCACAATGTGGGCCGGTCCTTCAAAGCATTTCAAAACTGCCTTTAGTCTTTTAATGGCTAAATCTTACTTAGACAAATATGATGATGCGGCACTTCTTTTTTATGATTCTGAGTTTGGCACTCCTCAATCTTATTTCGATTCCTTCGGCATTGACACTAATCGTGTCTTGCATACTCCTCTTACTGACATTGAACAGTTAAAGTTTGATGTGATGCAACAGTTGACTCAACTAGAACGCAAAGATAAACTGATTATCATTATTGATTCAATCGGCAATCTTGCATCTAAGAAAGAAGTTGATGATGCATTAGAAGGTAAGTCGGTTGCTGATATGTCTCGTGCAAAACAAGTCAAATCATTGTTTAGAATGGTAACACCACACTTGACGATGAAGGATATACCGATGATTGTTGTAAATCATACCTACAAAGAAATCGGTATGTTTCCTAAAGACATCGTTGGTGGCGGTACAGGTTCTTATTACTCTGCGGATAACATCTTTATTCTCGGTAGACAACAAGAGAAAGAAGGCACAGAGATTGTAGGCTACAATTTCATTATCAACGTAGAAAAGAGTCGTTATGTCAAAGAAAAATCTAAAATACCTGTCAATGTATCTTTTGACGGTGGTATTAGCAAGTGGTCTGGCTTACTTGACATTGCTCTCGAATCTGGTCATGTAATTAAACCCTCTAACGGATGGTATTCTAAAGTTGACCTAGATGGTGTTGTAGAAGACAAAAAGTATCGTTTAAAAGAAACTGATACTAAAGAATTCTGGACTCCTATTTTGAAAAATAAAACTTTTCAAGATTTCATCAAACAGAAATATCGTATATCTAGTGGTAATATTATGCGTGGTGATATTGACGAAGCATTTGCTGTAGAGACTACAAATGGTGCCGAATGATAGAAGGTATTGATTACTGTTATATCTACCCTAAAGATGATAAAACGGCAACACACATTAAACTTTTAGACGGTGACTATAAAGGTACCGTCTTTAAGTTTGGTAAAGTAAAAATAACGGAAGAAATAGATGGACCCCATTTACATTTTGCTTTCGATGTGTTAGAATCAACAGTTAAGAAGCCTAAAAAACTACAGAATGATGTTAATTTCAAACAGTATCTTGGTGATATGTTAGTTGAATTAATGAGTGATAATATTGACGAGGAAATAATTGATGAGACTAGAGCAGACGATATTAAGGAACCTGATTTATAATGAAGAGTACATTCGCAAGGTACTACCCTTCCTTAAAGATGAGTACTTTTCAGATTCGATTGAAAGAACCATTTTCAAAGAACTCAGCGCATTTGTTTCAAAGTACAATACTACACCAACGATTGAAGCAATTGGATTGGCCATCAAAGAAAGAAGAAATCTCTCTGATGCTGAAGTAGAGAAGTCCGAGTCTTATCTACAAGAGATTGTATTATCTAAAGGAGAAGAGTCCAAGATTCAATGGCTTATTGAAAAGTCAGAAGCCTTTTGTCAAGAAAGGGCAATCTACAACGCAGTATTGGGGTCTATTTCTATATTAGACGGTAAGGACAAAACAAATGACAAAGGTGCGATACCCAAAATATTATCAGATGCCTTATCGGTAAGTTTCGACAATTCTATTGGGCATGATTACTTGGAGAACTCTGATGAACGATACGACTTCTATCACAGAAAAGAAGAACGAATCCCGTTTGACCTTGATATGTTTAACAAGATTACAAAAGGCGGTCTCCCGATTAAGACTCTTAATATTGCTCTTGCTGGTACCGGTGTTGGCAAGTCCCTTTTTATGTGTCATTGTGCCGCTGGAAATATGTCGATGGGTAGAAATGTTCTTTATATCACTATGGAAATGGCTGAAGAACGTATTGCCGAACGTATAGATGCAAATCTATTAAATGTTACACTTGATGATTTATTAGATTTACCAAAAGAGACTTACGATAAAAAAGTTGCAAACCTTAAGAACAAAGTTACCGGTAAACTAATTATTAAAGAGTATCCTACCGCATCAGCCTCATCATTGCATTTTAGGACCCTATTGAATGAACTCAACCTTAAGAAATCATTTGTTCCTGATATCATTTATATTGATTATCTTAATATTTGTTGTTCTTCTCGAATTAAACCCGGTTCCAATATCAACTCCTACACCTACGTCAAATCCATTGCAGAAGAGTTGCGAGGTCTTGCCGTTGAATTCGGAGTACCAATTGTTTCTGCTACACAAACAACACGGTCAGGATATGGTAGTTCAGATCCAGGACTCGAAGACACGAGTGAGTCTTTTGGTTTGCCCGCTACAGCAGACATGATGTTTGCCTTGATTAGTTCTGAAGAACTTGAAGGACTCGGTCAGATAATGGTCAAACAGTTGAAAAATAGATACACAGACCCATCACAATTCAAAAGATTTGTTGTAGGTATTGACAAACCTAAAATGAGACTGTATGATATTGATGATTCAGGTCAAACCGGTATAATTGATTCTGGTGTACCATTTAAATCTGAAAGTCCTAAGAAAAAGTTTGAAGGTTTCAAGGTATAAATAAACATTTATTATCCTAACAAATGTCACCTTCAGAAAAACACGAGCACGATGTAGCAAACTTTATCAATGAGTCTATCAAAGGACTTGTTGCTGAACGCCCAAAAGTTTCTACCTCATATCCCGATGTTCGTGTACAGTATGGTACTTTTAAAGGTGATAAATCTGTTTGGGTTGAAGTTAAAATGAACCATACCGATAATTTGATGAATCCTAGATTTTCTTATATCAATAATGAGTGGATTTGTCCACCATCATATAAATCTGAGGCGACTGATATATTATGCGATATTTGGAATAATAATGCAGAATGTAAAAAATGGATTTTAGGACTTAAGGAATTTTTGGTAAAAAATAAATGGAAAGGAAATATTAACAAATTGACGTTATATTCTAGTAAAACAGAAAGAGTGACAGATGTTAATACAGTTTCTGTTGAATGGATGAAAAAATATCTTAAGACATTAGATAACAAGAATATTTGTAAGGAACAGAATGTAGATGTTGGTAATCTTGTATCTTTGCATTATTTAAAAGGTAAAGCCGCTTCGGCATATTATCTGAGTGCAGGTGATGATTTTTATCAATTTAAATTACCTACTGTTAAAAGCAATCCATTAAAAATACCTGATGTGCCTGTTTTTAAGGGAACAAATTCAGTCGTTTTAAGAGTTGGTGACAGAAGTGATAATTTTGAAATTCAAGCAGAAGTTAAATTGAAAAATATTGCAACAAGTATATATTCAGTCAATCCTGGAAATAAAAAGATAAACCCTTTTAGAAAAATAGGAATATAATGGCACTAAGTGAATTCGATAAGATACTACAAGAGTATAAAGACTCTGATGATGATTTTGGTTTCTCAACAGTCAGTAAAGAAGAATATGATGCAGTTGTAAACAGTACAAAAGCACAGACCGTTGAAGATTATCAAAAGAAACTCAAAGAACTTGAAAAGATTATTATCCCGTTTTTAAACAAACTACATAGTACAGGGGATAAAGAATATATCTTCTGGCCTAATCGCAAACCTATAATCGAAGAACAGATAAAGAAAATACTACAACTAACACGTTAATATTATGAAACCTTTGGTCACAGTCATCACACCTACAACAGGCAATCAACTTGTTCGGCAAGCAATCGAATCGGTCAAAAATCAAACTTACGATAACATACAGCATCTAGTTGTCACAGACGGTCCTCATGGTGCCGCTAAGATAATTTTAGATGATTATCCTGAGATTGACAAAATCAAACTACCTTATTCAACCGGCAAAGACCAATATAACGGTCATAGAATCTATGGTGCAATGACATATATTGCTAAAGGTGATTTTCTTTGTTTCTTAGATGAAGATAACTGGTATGAACCTAATCATATTGAAGAACTTGTAAAAGTTATCGAAAACGGCAACAAATGGGCATACACATTACGTAAAATTGTTGACCAACAGGGTAAATATATATGTAATGATGACTGTGAATCTTTGGGTAAATGGACTTCTGTTATTAACGACCAGTTCATTGATGTAAATTGTTATATGATACCAAGAGTAGCCGCTTTAGGTTTTTCACCATACTGGTATCGTAGAGCAAGACATCCACAAGAACAACCAGAGGTTGATAGAATTCTTTCACCGTTTATGATGCAGAATTTCAAAGAATTTGATTGCACATATGATTATACGGTGAATTACAGAGTTGCAAGTAGAGCAGATTCTGTACAAGCAGGTTTCTTTCAAAAAGGAAATGAAGTGATGTTAAAAAAATATAATGGGAAATTACCATGGCAACAAAAGACTTAATAATCGGTGCATTTAAAGGTTACAATTTTAGACAAGTTGAACCTTGGGTTAAATCTCTAAACGAATGTGGGTTTGAAGGTGATAAAGTAATTATCTCTATCAATTCATCTGTAGAAACAAATAAAAAACTTCAAGATGCCGGTATGACTGTGTTACCATCACAGACTCCTGGTAACATGATGTTTCACATGGAACGTTTCTTACATATCTATGACTATCTAAGAGCACATGGTGAAAATTATCGTTACATACTCACTACTGATGTTCGTGATGTAATCTTTCAATCAGACCCTATGGATTATATTTCTAAAAGGATGCAAAATCCTTTGAATAAATTTATTGCTGTCTCTGAATGTATTCAAATAGAAAATGAGCCTTGGAATCGAGATAATATTATTAAATGTTTTAATGAATATACATATAATAATATCAAAGGTGAAGAAGTCTTAAATGTAGGAACTCTTGCCGGCAAATCAGAATATATTAGAGACTTATGCGGGATGTTATTTCATATGTCTTCTAATCGTGCCGATTGGGTTGCAGACCAAGCCGCCTATAACGTAATGATGAATTATGAGCCATATAGAAGTCAATCTTTTGTTTCAGATTTAGATGAAGAATTTGCTTGTAACTTACATGTAACAAATAAACCGGATCAGATTGAACAATTTAGACCATTCCTAACATGTGGGGTACCAGAAATTACTGAAGATGCATTTGTTGTAACTGCAAAAACAGGAAGACCATATTCTATCGTTCATCAGTACGATAGAGTACCAGAATGGAAGAAAGCAATATTAAAAAGACTTGATATTGAAGATGCTGACGAATTTTTTACTTAT